AATATTTAGGATCTAAAATGGCATCTGTATCGAATATATATTTTGTTTCAAAGTAATTACATTCTCCGCGACCCTTGCAGAGTCTTAAGATCGTTCTACGAAAGTTATCTTTTCCGTAGAGATCAATATCTTCTTTGAGGGAAGTAGAAGATCCGTAGTAGTCTCGCCAATCGGACTCTACGCGAAGCTTCTTTCGTTTGCCTTTGACAGTTTTGTATCCGGCTTTTGTCAGATACTTACGACCTATATATTTCTTGCCGTTTACCAAATTTTCAATCAAATATATGAAGCCATAATAATCTTCGACTTCAGTAAATTCTTTGTCTTCGTATAACCAACTCATAGATCAAATTCCATTTGGAGAATGATCTATTTATTCTTCATATTCTTCGTCGAATGGATCTTCAAGCTCGAGCTCTGCAGAACAATATGGACAGTATTCTGGAAGAGCGGTATTTTCTGTGATTATTTTAAATTCCTCATCACATGAGGGGCAGGTTATCCAATCCATTATAGCGTAAATCCTTTGAATGTGTTTTCATCAACATCTTTTTTAACTCCACCAATCACATAGCTAGTAATTTCTGTTTCTTGTGGGGCAACTTGTACGTCAGAACCTGAAATCCACTTCTGTGTCCATGGCAAAGGATTCGCACCTGGCTTACCGTTCAGGCCGATAGCGCCCATACGTTTTGCGGCGATATGGTCTACATAGTTACAAAGAAGTTCTTCGTTCAGACCAATCATCGAACCGTTCTGGAAAAGGTAATGTGCCCAACTTTTTTCTTGCTCGACCACTCGATGAAACATGCTGATGCACTCATCTCGTGTCTCTTCTTGTATGCGAGCAAAGTCTGGATCCTCTTTCGGTAGAATTTTGAGGAGCTGTTGTGTCGAGGCAAGATGAACGTTCTCGTCCCGCGCGATGAGCTTGATGATCTTCGCGTTACCCTCCATTTTCTTAACTTCCGCAAAAGCCCAACTGCATGCAAACGAGACATAGAATCTTACTCCTTCGAGGGCATTTACTGCATTCAAACAAAGCCACAGCGCCTTCTTGTGCTGATATGGGTCAACAGCTTGCCTATCACCAACCCAGTAAGGATCGATGGAATTGAGATTGTTCATCTCAATCAGAGCATCGTAGTACTCACTGATATCGGCAGCGCAGTCGGCTATTTCTTGGATGTCGAGCATCTCGTCAAATACCCTTGACGGATCTGAATAAACGTTTCGAATGATATGAGTGTAGGATCGACTATGAATCGTTTCGGAAAATGTCCATGTTTGGATCCAGGTTTCGAGTTCGGGGAGCGAACAAATCGGTAGAAACGCCAGGCCAGGCGCACGTCCTTGTACAGAGTCAAGAAGAATCTGACGCTTGAGATTGCTTGTAAAGATGTGCTTTTCATGGTCGCTTAACCCTTTAAAGTCTTTGCCGTCTCTTGACAGATCTACTTCTTCTGGCCGCCAAAAAAATCCGAGTTGCTTATCTGTCAGCTTCTCGAAGATATTGTAACGTTGCTTATCGTAACGGGCAATATTGACTTGCTTTCCGAAGAAACAAGTCTGTTCTGTAGCATCAAACATTTCGTTTGAAAAAACTGTCATTCAACTCTCCAGGTGCTGGTATTTAATTTAAGGTCCTTAGGCCAATCGCCTTCGGTATATGATTTATCATGGAATCGAAGTTCGTTTGTCGGCATGATAGTCAGTCTGCCATTGTCTAATTGAATAAACATAAATTCCTTCGACTGAGAAGGATCTTGTGAATATCCATCGTGCATTGGAATCACTGTAAAAAGATAACGGCCAAAAAGGCCGCTCTTTCGAATCTCTGCTTGTTGGCTGTGTAGATAGTTATATATCAATACCGAAAACTGATCTCCGTAGCAATCCCACACTTGTGTGTCTTCGAGATGCCAAAGTGTTTCTGGATCTGGAGAGAATGCCAATGCATGCGGCGGAACTCCACGCCAAACTGCTCCACACTCGAGCATCACATGACAACCCCAAGAATGACCAGCTTTGGCATGCAATGCAAACCAGATGCATGGCTCGAAAGTATATGGCTTAGCATTCTTACGAATAAACGAAGAATCTACCCAGCAATAGATATGATGAGGTATATTCCCCGATCCTGTGTATAGCATTACCAGTCCTTCGCTTCGAGCCATTCGATTTGGTTCTGTGGAACAACCCGTGTCTGAATTTCACCGGTTGTGGTATCTTCAATCGTAAGAGTTACGCCGGTACTATTTTCACGTGTCGTATACTCATGCACAAACCAAATTTTGCCTGCGTCTGCCCACATGTCACTATCAATTTTAATATATTGCATTATCTTCCTTGCCCACGATATGCCTTAAAGTTTCTCTTCTTGTGCTTATTCATTGAAGATAATTTAGGACGTCTTGTGTCTTGAGATGTTCCTGTTACGATTGAAACATGTCTTGTGGCTGCTGCCGATGGTGCTTTTGCCATGTAATACTCCTGTTAGATTTTACAAGAGTCACAATCCTCATCATCTAGTTGCCCTTGTGCGAGTGGTTTGTTTTCTTCAATCTCACCAGCACCGTCAAAGGTGTTGAAGTAGTAGAGCGTCTTACCGCCATACTTGTAGTGCATCAAAATATGTTTGATCATCTCAGACATCGGGATCTTCTCATCCTCATAGTGACGAGGATTATAAGAAGTATTGACCGAGATTGCCTGATCGATAAACTTCTGCAGGACCGCCATAATCTTCAGATAACCTTCTGGAGACTTTTGATCCCATAGTAATTCGTATTTATTCTTCAGGCGTCTTAGCTCGGGAACGACTTGTTTGAGTACTCCGTCTTTCGATTGTTTGATCGAAATGAGTGCACGAGGAGGTTCGATGCCATTGGTCGAGTTACTGATCTGAGCAGAAGTCTCGGCTGGCATCAGAGCCATGAGAGTCGAGTTACGAATGCCAGATGACAATGCTCGGCTCGACAATACACTCCATGGCATCTTATAGTTAGGAGCGACCAATTCGTCTACATCTTTCTTATAGGTATCGATTGGCATATATCCATGTGCATACTTCGTCTGATTATCAAGAGGGCAAGCACCTACTTCTTCAGCCAAGTCGACCGAGGCTTTAATAAGGTAATAACTCCATGCTTCAGCATACTCATGAACAAGCTCAAGGTTAGGATCAGAGTAATTAGTGTCATTACGAGCCAACCAATAAGCAAAGTTAATGATACCAATACCAAGAGGCCTACGATTCCGAGTACCAATAGCAGCGGCTCGAACAGGATAGTCCTGATAGTCAAGTAAGGCATCCAAAGCGCGTACTGCAATGGTGCATGGCTTTTCGAAATCAGCTGGCTTTCTAATCTTTCCCCAATTGATCGCTGCAAGCGTGCATAGGCTAATCTCGCCTGTTTCATCATGAATATCCTTTAGTGGTGTTGTTGGCAATGTAATCTCACAGCACAGATTCGACATCTTAATCGGTGCTGCTTCAGTAAACGAACCATGCTCATTGGCATGGTCGACGTTCATCAGATAGATTCGTCCCGTGTCTTTTCGTTCGGTAACGAAGGCTGAGAAGAGATCAATCGCAGGGATGGTTTTCTTTCTAACCTTACTACGTTCGTATTTTTCGTAGAGTTCTCTAAAGTCTTCAGCGCTTTTGTAAAAGGCTTCATAGAGATCCGGGACATCACTAGGTGAGAAGAGGGTGATATTACCTCCAGAAAGAAGTCTTTCATACATTACCTTATTAAATTGTACGCCATAATCAAGATGACGGATACGGTTATCTTCGGTGCCCTTGTTGTTCTTTAGGACAAGAAGATCCTCCACTTCGTAATGCCAAAGGGGGTAATAGAGAGTCGCTGCTCCACCTCGGACACCACCTTGGCTACAAGATTTAACAGCTGACTGGAAATGCTTATAAAAAGGAATAGTACCAGTGTGAGAAGCATCGCCATTGCGTATAGGAGATCCAACAGCCCTAATACGACCGCCGCCAATACCAATACCAGCTTTCTGAGAAACATACTTAACAATTGCGGAGGCTGTTGCATTTATGGAATCCAGCGAGTCGTCAGTTTCGATAAGTACGCACGAACTAAACTGGCGTTGAGGTGACCGCACTCCTGCCATAATAGGAGTAGGAAGACTAATGTCAAATGTACTGATAGCATCGTAAAGGTCCTTTACCCATTTCATTCTATTTGTGGTGTAATTTTGAAAGAGTGTCATGGCAATCAACATGAATGCCATCTGTGGCGTTTCGTAGAACTTATTCGTCACACGATTACGAATGAGATACTTTCCACGGAATTGTTCCATGGCAGCATAAGTCAGTAGGTTATCACGGTCGTGGTCGATGTATTTTTCAAGTTCATCGAACTCTTCTACAGAATATACATCGCCCATTTCCTTATCATAATAACCTTCATCGCGTACACGAATATAGTGCTTTAAGAGTGGTTCAGGATTGTACGTGCCGTAGACTTGCTTACGAAGATTATAGTTGATTAGACGACCAGCAACATACTGATAATTAGGCTGTTCTTCTGTAATGAGTTCAGCTGCAGCTTTAATCAAAGTCTCTTGAATATCAGAAGACTTGATCTTGTCATAGAATTGAATATGAGTTTTGATTTCAAGATCTGAAACAGAAACGCCGCTTAAACCTTCACACGCATGCAGCGCTACTTTATGGAACTTATTAATATCGAGTGGTTCTCGCGTTCCATCACGTTTCGTTACTTGAATCATCTGTTCTCTTTCTTAATCCAATTTTGCCGTCATCATAAACGGTCCATACTAGTTCAGTATCTATATCCCAACCCATGGCTTCCATAAGTTCGTCTGATAATTCTATGTACAATTCGCCGTCTTCAGTTTCTTTTACTACACTGCTATGACTCATGGTAACATCTCTATTCGATAAGGCGCTTCGTCTTTCCACCACGGATCTTCTGTAAGATCTTGTACAACCTCGAGAGCTTCTTCTTCAGACTCAACGTCTGCAACGACGATATCATTTTTATTGTATACTAGCCAATTAATCATGGTAGTTTCCTTTCAAACTCTGCTTGCGCAGCCATATCGTCAAGAGCCTTCTTCACATCAGGGAAATGGTGCGCAATAATATCCCAGCACTGTTCGGCAATGATGCGATGTTCTTTCTGAGTTGCCTTATCCATACGCAACTGACAATAGTGAACCCATGAACGAAGCGTGCCAGTCACGATCATGACCGATTCTGTATTGCCTTCAGGAAGAACGGCACGAGCTTGTTCCTTGGCGATACCATTTTCAATTGCCCAGTTATAGGCATACAACGATTCGCTGATTACTCGGGCTTGTCGTATATTCCAATTTTCTTGTAGTAATTTGTTATCGCCAGCTTCGATTGAGTTCTGCCTATTCTTGGCATCTTGAAGTCTGGCTTCTCGATTAACAAAGCCAAGATCTTTCGTTGGGTCGGCGTAACGCTGAGAGTACTCTTGGAATGAGAAAGAAGTATGTCTAAGAATTTGTCGAGCGATATCTCTTGTCGTTCTGATTTCCATTGAGACATGGACCATCTCCAAAGGTGACCAATGCTGGTTCTTGATAAGATACTGTACAAGCTTAGGTGCTGTAGCAGTATTGTTTTGATTCGAAGGATTAGAAACTCTTGCTGTCCAAGCCACCAATTCGTTGGCAGTAGTGCATCCTGTATAGGCACTTGGCTTAGTAATACCGATTAAATTCACTTCACTCATTTTTTACCCTTTATATGTGCTTCACAATACCGTTGACCATTCGTGGCTTTATCACCAAGAAGAGTAACAATCCAAATATCGCCACTCGCAGTCTTCATTTCATATTCATCTATCTTCGCGATTGGTTCACGCATTATTAATCCTTATGATTACACATTTCATCACTTACTTTTGTCTTGAATACGTTTGGAAATAAACCATGAATAAACAGTATTGCTCCCCAGCGCCATGATCTCAACATGTGCTTAAAATAACTTATGTTATTATCACTCAGATGAGACATCGAACGTTTTCACCTTCTGGAAGCGAGGCAGATTTATATATCCATTCGCCTTTAATTCTTGAACTCGAGCAAGAGCATCGTAGTACTCGACATACTGCCCGTCATTGTACCACCAGAAATGGTCCCATGGCGCCCAAAGACGAACATAACGTTGATACTCGACAAGCCACTGCTTGCCTACTCGAAATATTCGAAGCTTCTTGATCGAGATCTTCTCGTACTCGATCCCAAACTCGTTGTCTACTAAATCAGTCATATCCGTTTCCTATTAGGTTGAAGATGTTAGGATCAAAGTACAATGCACCTTGAGCGCCATCGCCACATTCTCTCGAAACTACCTTCACGTAATCATCAAAGAAATCGACACCTCGAAGTTGAATAATCAACATCACGGCAGTTTGCACCATGTTGGCATTATAAACTACCCACGTAAGCTTTTGCTCTGGAAGAGACAGAATAGACTCAACGGTCTTTTCTCCAAATTGCGAAATGCAATTTTGCTGTAGGTCCGGAGTAATTACATTCATCTAAAACACCCTTAATATATTCTGACGTGTAGCCGGCTAAAATCATATCATTGACATCTTTATGCTCGATATCTGAAGGCCATATGACTACACGATATCCAGCATCAATCGCCTTCTGCATTCTCTTGATAGTATCCGAATGCCTCGGCTCATTATCAAATACTACCACAATTTTCTCTTTAAGTAAACCGGTTTGTTCGACTTGTGCAGCAAGATCTCCACCTGCGGCTGCCATTGCATTTGGCAAAAACATCGAATCGATCGGTCCCTCTAGTAAATATATATCTTTATCCTCATCGATAGTATCCATGCCAAATACTTTTGGTTTCGAATCATCCAGCATGATGGTGATATATCGAACACCATCTTTTCGAAACGACCTACCCTGAAAACCAAAGAGATTCTTTTCTTTATCAAGGAATGGTATGATCAGACGCGGTTCGTCTTTCTCACCGATCTTGATCTTGTCAGGTATCATAGTATTGACCCACGCGCCAAATTTTGGAGCATAGAATAATTTATAGTGAAGATGCGGAGGGATCTGTCGACTATCCACGTACTTCTTGACAGGATGGCCCGGATCGAGCTGACTTACCTTCTTTATCTTCGACAGAGCAGTGGTCTTGACAAAGACTGGAGGTTTCATCTTCTCGGCAAAAGTCTCGACATCTTTCTGATTACCAGATTCTTTCATCTGTTCCTTGATGTATTCAAGGTAAAGAGTCGGATCGATTTCTTTCATGAAATATCTGAACTGCATACTCGCAGAACAGTTATGACAATAAAAACGAACCTTGCCGCCCTTCTCGATCAAATGCCCACGAGTCTTTCGACGGTCCTTTTGAGAGTCGCCGCAGATAGGGCAACGGAACCGATAGACGGTGTTGTTCACTCGCTGAAATCTCTCGAGACGGCCTGAGAGAAGGCTGATGTATTTGTGTTCAATCCAAAGCATTATAACTCCAATCTGTTAACTTCATTATACACAGATTGTGATTATTGTACATGTTTATTTTAGAACAAAGAGCCTTGAAGATTAAAATTAATCGCTAATCTTCTTTCGACATCTAATGGAAGATTAGTACTATGCCGATTATTAATATGATCTCCGCCTTCAAAGAATAGTAATCGATTCTCGATATGATCGACTTCTGCGCCATCTTCAAATAATGTGGGAGCTGTATTACATGTATTGATATAAAACAAGGCCACATAATGTTTATACGGGCAATCGTTGTGCCAGCCATGTGCACGCTTACGCCCTTGATTCATCATGCTATTCACATTTACGCTGATAACATGTTCTGTGAGGAAGTTAAGTTTTTCTTCGAAGAAATAGAACATCGGCCTGATAGTTTGCCAGTATCCTGCTGCATCTTCGATGTGTTCATTTTCTGTGTATATTCTCTTCATGAAGTACCAGTCTTTTTCAGTCTGGCCGTTGTATCCTTCAGGAAGTATCGATGAGAAGTTCCAACGAAAGGCTGGATGTTCGATCATCTGTTTTATTTCATTAAAATAACCTCTTG